TTCCATTTAGCATTTTCATTTGCATTATTTACATATGACCATGCTAAATCATATACATCTTTCTCATCGCACCACACAACATCTGATTTTCTAACGCTTTCAATAATATGTCCTTCGGGCACATCATCTTCATTACCAACTGCGGCTTTCATCCACTTATCTTGAGCGAACTCTATAATGCTATTGCAATCTTTTTTAGGAATCGCATTTTGATAAACCCACCAATCAGACGTACAATTGTCTGGCACAAAGTCTTTGTATTCATTTTCCATATTAGTCCCCTTTTTCTGGAATTATTTAGTCTTTATTGAATGATAATGATCCTGCATTTGATACGTTAACTGTAGCATCCATATCTTGTACTTTCAATTTATTAGTACCAGAATCATAGGATATATCATCACCTAGTGTAGCAACTTCTGCTCCAGCAGTATCTGTGTCTGCTGAACTTGATATTGCTTTTGTAGATGACACTTCAGACCCCTCTACTGCCCTTGTAACTTGTACAGTAGTTTGCAAGCTCTCTGAAGCTCCTTGAGTTGTTGTTGCTTCGTATGGCGTTGTGTTACTTCCATCGTTAGCAGTTATAGTTATTGAAAAGTCACTTGTGTTTTCTGCACTATCACTAGTAAATGTAACAACCTTATGTGCAACGCCATCTATTGTTTTATCTGAATCAACTCCAGTATTGAATTTACCTTGAAATGTACTGTCTGCATTTAATACACTTTGTATTCTGTCTCTTGCATCAGAAGCAGTTTCTCCATCAGCAAAAGTACCTGATACTGAAATACTACTATCTGCATTCGTTATAGTAAATGTCGCTGGGTCTTTTGTTGCAACGCCTACTAAAGTCCATGCCTCACTTGTGCTATTTGCAGTAATATATCCTGTACTTGCACCAGCACTCAATGCACCAGTCGCAAAGCTATTACCAGCAGTTAATCCACCACTTGAAATTGTGAATGTCTTACTTGTTCCATTTTGCACTCTTGCTCTACGACCAGTAACAGTAACAGTTGGTGCACCAGCAACTCTTATATTGCCTATTGTTTGTGAAGGGGGTGCTTGTATTCTTGCACCATAACCACCTGTAAAACTTAATAAATTAACACCAGAACCTTGATTCCAAATCTTAGTTGAAGGGTATGATTCATATGATCCTCGTATTTGTGTGCCATTTACAGTAATATAAGAGCCTGGTGTCCAATTCGGCATTGTAAGACCACCAAGAATACTCTGAAATGTAGAAACTGGACCAGTAGGTGAGTTCATACCTAATTGTGGATCACTAGGAAAATAAATTGCATTAGCTGGTGGTTGAGAAAAGCCAGGGCTGGGTCCTTGAACACGAGGTGCTCCTCCTGGACTTCTTAAAGGTGAGCTTCCTGCATATGTATGACTACTATCAACGTCTATAGTAATACCAGTAATTCCTACATTAGTTGCATCGCCAGTTCCACTTGTATTTACGTTGACATCAGTACCACCAGCATCAAAGTCAGAACGTACTCCAAAATCAACCACCTCATTGACTGGAGACACAATAGGATTAGAAGTTCCTGATACTGTAAAAGTTGAAAAATCTTCAAAAATTAATCTTATTGATCCACCATCTTTTGCAAATAATTTTTTAACTCTCCTTGGTGTTGATCCATCTAAAGCAAAAAGTTTTTGTATTCTTCTGACTGTACTACCATCTAAGCCAAATAGTTTAGCCGCCATTTTTTATCTCCTAATATTGTCCTACGAAAATAGCTCCATTTGTAAAGTCACCAGAAACTGGGTCTACGTTACCACTATCTGTTTCTAACACTATTATATGCCCAATTTCTTGTTGTACATATGCAGTTGTTGCAATTTGTGTAGTATTTGTATTTGCAGAAGCAGTAGGTGCCGCAGGTGTTCCAGTAAATGTTGGTGATGCAATGTTAGCCTTTACTGATAAATCAACTGTTCCAAACGATAGATTCCCACTTCCATCTGTTTGCATAACTTGTCCATTACTTCCATCAGCACTTGGATAAGATAATCCACCAGTATTAAACCCACCTACTAAAACATCAGTAACTGCCGCTCCGCTGCCTGCACCATCAAATGAAACTAACTTTGTGTCTCCTGCAAGAATTGTTACGTTCGCACCAGAGCCTTGACTTATTACAATATCTTGATTACCACTTGTTCCATTATGAATATATTGCACTCTTTTAATGGTATTAGGTGTTATTGTAATAGTACAAGTACTATCTAATGTTCCTGTGTATTTAAGAACCATGCCTCTAGCTGGGTCTGTAGCTCCATCAGCAACTACTGTAGAATGAGTGTCAGCGTTAGTAGTAATAGCCTCTGTGCCAAATGCCATAGCTTCACCAATAAGCTCTAGATTTGTATTTGTGGTATTACCCCATGTTCCACTGGCATCGCCAGTTCCCATTTCGTTTAGTCTAAGGTTATTTACATAAGTACTAGCCATTTAATTGCTCCTCTAAGCTATTGTGACAATCGCATTTGCTCCTGCCGCAGGGAAAACAATTCTAAATGTACCAGAAGAAACTGTAAAGTCTCCACCAAAGTTTAAAACTGCAATAGCTTTATCGCCATTGGTACTATTATAAATTAGTGCTCCTCTTGCAGTAAATGATGCACTTGTCCATGTTGGGTCATCTGAATCAAAGAAAGCAGTTGTGCCACTTGTTGATACAGTCCTATTTGCTAATGTTACTCCACCAGTCGTATATCCACTACCATTTGCTACTTCGTTGGATGTTGTATATGCAGTAGTAGATGCTCCTAATGATGCAGAACTTGTATAAAGAGCTATCTTTATAGTATCTGCGACTAAATCATGTTGCTCATCTAATATTTCAGCTTTAAATGATGTAGCCATTGCTTGTGTTATCGCCATTTTTTAAATACCTCCTTCGTATTCTGCTTGATAATTACGTTGCATTTCTTGTTGAAACAAAGCTATTGCCTCATCAAATTGTGCCTTATACAAGTTTACACTATCTGGAGCCTTTAGAAAAGCAGAACTTTCCAATAAACAAGCAGTTAGCAAAACTTGCTCTGCATTATCTCCCACCCAACTATTGGCGTTAGAAGGAGACAATCCTGTTTCTAGACCTATAAAGTCTATTTCATATGCTAAAGTAGCACTTGGTGAAGGTGCTAATAAAATTTTAATTCCAGATGTATTCGCATCTTTTGTGGCATACATAAATGGTACTCCAGATGTGCTTGCATTTGGTGTGTAATCTCTAAGGTAGCTATCTACTCTATGTTTCAAGTATATTACATTACTATCAGCTTTAGTAACTGCAACTTGCCTAATCATTCTAGCACCACTTACAGAATATTCTTTTGTGCCTATAATTAAATTGCCCGTAAGGTTTTTTCTGTAACATGGCAAATTTGGCAATCTACCAAAAATCATACTTTCAGCTTGTGTTATAATTTCAGGTATTGATGCTTCAAATTCTGCACTATCATCTTCAATAAAATTTTTAATATTTGTTACTAAACTTGTATAATTCATTTAATTACCCCATGTCTGGGAACCATAAGTTCCTTCACCATAACCACTATTAATCGTTACTGATTCGCTTCCTACTGCACTAGTAGCAGATATTCCAGTAACATCTATAATTGTATCTAGACTTACTGTACCAACTCCACCAGTTCCTGCAACACCCATCGTTACATCTGTGCCACCAAATTCATTCGCACCCCAACCATTTACACCCCAACCAGTTGTGAATGATACATCTTGATCAAAAATTGTTTCTCCAATTGCACCAGTTGCTTGTACTCCAGACTGTGGATTCGGCCCTACAAAGATATCTAGTGATACAGTACCTACACCACTGACTCCTCTGATTTCTGAATCACCACCCCAAACACCATAACCAAAAGCATTTTCACCAAACCCAGTTTCATTACTTTCAATTACGTTATTTTCTGCTACCTCTGTTCCAGTTCCTGCAGTACCTTGAGCACCTATGCCTGCTATTGATAGATTTAATGTGCCATTTCCTTCTTCTCCAAATGATCCAACATTACCAGTGCCTTGTACTCCATTTGCTAAAGGCTCATTACCAACTGTTTCAGTTCCAGTAGATGACGTTCCAACCACTCCACTAGATATAACATCAGTTTGTGGTGCAGACGTTCCAATTGCTCCAGTGCCATCAACGCCACCATTTGGTAGCTCAAATATTCTATCATTGGTAATGCTTTCGTTACCAGTGCCACCAGTAGCTTGCACTCCATTAACGCCTACTGCTGGATCATAATCTCCTATTGCAGTAGTTCCAGTTACCTTGGTGACACTTACATCAGTTTGATCCTCTGGTGTGAAATTTCCTATAGCAGACGTTCCAGCAACTCCAGATACATCAAAGCCTGCAAAAGCTGATCCAACTGCAGTCGTGCCTTGTACTCCAGTCTGCTCTTCTTCAGTTTGTAGTTGAACTGTTCCAATAGAGCCAGTTGCATGTATGTTTGTTCCTACTTGTGATCGCTCAACTCTTGATAAAAATATATTGCTAGTAAATGCAAAGTCTATAACTACGTTTTCTACATCTGTACTTGGTCTTGGGTCATATAGTGCAGTAGCATCTATTACATTTTTTGCAGGCGTTAATTGTGGATGTTTGGGGTCGAACTCACTTGGCTCAACTCTTAAATTATTCCATGTAGTTTTTAATTGGGTATAGGGAACTTTAGCTCCACTTATGTCGCTTATAGCTTGTGATTTTTTGCCTGAAGCATAGTTCGCCATTATCTTAAATTAAGCCCTGTAGGTTGCAGTTTTAATGAAACCCCATCATTATCATTAGCGGATGCAAAAGAAAACGCCTCATTATATAAGCCATTAAGTAAAGGAAACTTATCAGGTGCAAACTTTACAGATAATTTACTAGCTAGTCCAGCACATATGCATTCTGACCATGTGTAAGGTATATCTGCATCTTGATTTGATAAAGTAACATCATCTAATTGTGTCATTGCCCAATAATTTAATTTATATGTGCCAATATCTGGTGTTTGCCAAACATATATCTTGTAAATATTGTTAGAGCCAGTTTGTCTGCCTCTATCTATCATATACTGATTAGGTCTTCCAGTATTTGTCTTGTTAGGTATTTGATTATATTCAGCTATCGTAATTCTATTGAGTATAGTATCTGTTCTTGTTGCATCTGCTGAATTGTAGATTACAACATCTAAAAAGTCTAAAACTCCTGCAGGAAGGTTGTATGCACTCGTACCCGCTGCCAGTTCAAGCGTATTTTGTGATACTGCCCAATAATTTATGCCACGATTTGCCCATTCAGAGA